AAGAATATATTGTTATACTTATAACAAGTTTACGTTTAAAGTTTTGCATATTACTGTTTTAGGTCAAATGGAAAATGAATTAGAAAAAGTACTAGAAAGTAAGTTTTTCTGCCCGTCTAAATTCGCACAAGAAATAGAGAAACTTGTTCAGGTAAATGTTGAAATGAATTATATTGATGCAATCGTATATTTCTGTGAGCAAAATAGTATTGATCTAGAATCAGTTCCAAAACTAATTTCTAAACCATTGAAAGAAAAAATTAAGTATGAAGCAATGGAACTTAATTTTCTCAAGAAAACATCACGCGCTAAATTGGTTTTTTGATGGCACCATTTGAATGTTATAAAACTTATCTTGCACTAAAAAATCACTTTAATAAAGACTCATACGATTATTTTACTTACAACAAAAAAACACGAGCAAGTCTTCAATCCTTTTACAAACGACGCGATAGATTTTGGTTTGAAAAACTATCCAGACAAAGAGACGAAAAAGAGATTGAAGACTTTTTTGTGTCTAATTTTGTTTCATGTAATGACCCAGAAACATTATGGATTGGTGAGATTATAAAGGAAGGTGAAGATAGGTACAGAAACTGGCAGAAAAAAGTTCAGTCACTGTCCTATATTTTTAAACAAGAATCTCAAAGTTTCTTTGAAGAAAACAAATTTGATGATGCCTTTAGATGTACTAAAGGACATCCACCACTTTTAAAGAAGTTTCTGAGTGGAAAACTTAGTCTAGAAACTCTAGTAATCTATGATAAAATTTTTCTATTCAGAAATAATTTTGATAAAAAACTAAAAGACCCTGTGTGGGAAACCATAAGTAGAAGAATTCGGAAGTATTCTCCTTTCCTACATATTGATGTATTTTGCTATAAGAGAATTTTGAAAGAAGTTATTTTAGGAGAACAATGAGTTTTTTTGAATCAGAAGTCGTCCGTGCAGAGATGACTGAAATTTCTGAACTTCAAGAAGACATATACGGAAACGTATTTAAGTTTCCTAGTATGTCTAAAGAAGATAAGATGAAGCATGTTGAACTTTTAGAACGACTTCTTGAAAAACAAAAAGTTCTTTATACGCGATTAAGTCTTTCTGACGATGCTGAAGCAAAAGAAATGAAGGAAAGAATTATGGATTCTGCAATCCTAATGGGCCTTCCTTCTGGAGTTGATATGAACATCATTTTTAATAACATGTCTAAAATGCTTGAGGTCATGAAAGAACAGATTGACAAAACGGGGTCAGACCTGTAGAATAGCAAAGTACACAAAGGCCAAATCCTATTCAATACGAGGCACAAATGTCATTTCAAAATCTTAAAAAACAATCCTCTCTTGGTTCTCTGACTGAAAAACTTGTAAAGCAAGTTGAAAAGATGAGCACAACATCAAATAATGGTGCTGATGATCGTCTGTGGAAACCTGAGATGGATAAAACAGGTGTGGGTTCCGCAGTTATTCGTTTCCTCCCTGCCCCTGAAGGTGAAGAAGTTCCCTGGGCAAAGATGTATTCCCACGCATTCCAAGGCAACGGCGGATGGTATATTGAAAATTCTTTGACCACCATTGGTCAAAAAGATCCAGTTTCTGAGTATAATCGTACTCTTTGGAATAGTGGAAATGAGAAAGATAAAGAAACTGTACGTAAGCAAAAGCGTAAACTGTCTTACTATTCTAATATCTACGTAGTAAAGGATCCTGCAAATCCTCAGAACGAAGGTAAAGTATTTCTATTTAAGTATGGTAAGAAGATCTTTGATAAGATCCTTAATGCTATGCAACCAGAATTTGATGATGAGGATCCAATTAATCCTTTTGATTTCTGGCAGGGTGCTAACTTCAAACTCAAAATCGTAAAGAAAGATGGGTATTGGAATTACGACAAGTCGGAATTTGACCGAGTTGCACCACTACTGGATGATGATGATGCTCTTGAAGCCATCTGGAAGAAAGAGTATTCTCTGAGTGCAATTACTGCACCTGATCAATTCAAGTCCTATGAGGATCTTGAACGACGCATGAACAGTGTTCTTGGTCTTGGTAAGACTTCTTCTCCCACTCAGTCTCGTGCTGTAATGGAACAAGAAGATACTTATGAATCTTACAGTGCTCCTGCAAGTCGTGAAGAGCGTGTAATGGAAGAACTAGAAGAATCTTATAGTCGTTCTAAGTCTCCTTCACTTCCTAAGATTTCTCAGGATGATGATGACGAAGATGATGCGATGCAATATTTCCAAAAATTAGCAGAAGACTGATTAACTATAAAGTCTAATATTATCTCCTCTCTTCAAGGTAGCATTCACAAACTGAGTGCTACCTTTTTTGTAAGGCATAATATCATCAAGATCATTGAATACAACATTCAGGTATCTTGGTTTAAGTACGTAAATGTTTCTCTTATCATCTTCAATTCTCGTTTCATATTCATAATTAGTAATTGGTCTTACAAATTCACTTGAGGGAACTAAGACAGTATTACCTTGACCAGGATCCCAGAATTCATAGTAATAAGAATTTCCACGAGTCTCTGATGTCTCTGGAAGAACATAACTAATCAACTCTGTTCTTGATGTTGATATTACTGGAGTTGCTACATTTGGTACTGATGCTAGTTCAAATGTAAAGTTAAAAGCAATATTCCCAGAGAATGCAGTGATACCAGTGACTACAAATCTACCATTGTATTCAACTTCAGATACACCACCAATAATAACTTCACTTCCAACTTCAAGACCTATAATACCATTAGTAGTTGCTACGTTTACTATGGTTGATGGAGTAACACCATCACCAGAAAAAATAGAAAGTATAGATGAGTTGCTAATTTCTACAAAGTTACCATTCGTTTTCCAATCAGGAGGAACACGGATACCTGATTTTAAAATGAGAGAACCTAAAGAGTCACGTATTTCTTCTGTCTCATAATGGTGAATACCCGAATACAAGTTTTCATATGAACCATATTTTTCTAACATTACCCTATCAAAGGTTCTCTGAGTCATAGGCCATTCTGATTGGATATTCAGAATGTTATTTGAAAGAAGAACTATCCAATCTAAAGTATCATCATTGTAGTACTTAAAGGCAACATTATCAGGTCTTTCGTCACCGACAATTGAATACTTCTCAAAGAAATTTAGATTACCGAAAATATCATCGCGAAGTTTTCCACGTTTAAAGAAATTCTTTACAGGCACATAATCAGAAATATTCTGTTCGTCAGTATTTCTGCTGACGTATTCAAAGTTAGGTATTTGTCTGAAGTATGGTTTCGCCATTTTAGTATCCTATGGGGTGATCTTTTCCTTCACCGGTGAGATAATCTCTATCATAAACTGGTGTAAGTTCTTGGAATGATAAAGTCATAGTATAGGCAATCATTGTAGATTCATCATCACTATAAGTCATATAACTTCCTAGGGGAGTATAGTCAACTGAACAATTTGTAAGAGCACATTCTTTGATTAAATTTATTGATTTATGTTTAGATGTTCTTCCTTTTTGATATTCAATATTAAAAATATTAGGTGCCTTTAAAAATAAAGCATTTTCTCCTACATTAGGAGACATATTTTTCTTAAAGTATTTTATGATTTTTTTAATAATTACAGCTTCTGTTCTATTTCTGGCGGACATTTTAAAAGTAAAGTTAAAAGGTCTTAATTGTGGACCTTGAAATAATAGTTCTAAGTTTGGATTTAAAACTTTTCCGTCTAGTCTAGAGAGAAGGTTATTAACACCAACTGCTTGTCCTGCGAGATAAGTTCTTACCTCTTGTTGACTTTCTTTTAATTGCTTCATAGCATTATTAAATTGGTTACCCACAGCAGTTCCCAATTGTTCAGTTGTATTTGAAGTCATTAGTTCTTTTGAAAATTGAACAGCTTTCAATTCAATTGGATTTAATGTATCTGGTTCCCAACCGACATTGTTTTGATCTATAATCGCAGATTGAATTGGTAAAAATATTGGTATATCTGCAGGTTCATACTTTGGTTTATTGGGCTCAAATGAACGACTACTTTGGTCTGGTAATCCTCTTGGTACATACTTTATTGCCTGAAATTTAATTCTATCTTGCTCGGTACTTCCAAGATCTTCAGGATAAACTAACATAGCAGCAGTTGGTTCAGTACCCGTGGTTGGCTGTGTTACTGAAGTAGAACCACCTTGCTGATCTGGATTTGGTGCTGTGGGGGTTGGTTGACTTTGCCCCGAAACTGTTTTCGCTGTATCTAATACTGTCTGCTGAAGTTGAGGACTATTTACAAAATTAGATGAAAATTGCTGGGGTGCTCCTAGGGGAGCAAATTGATTTGTAGAGGTAATAATTTCCCCATAATTTATACCACCATCTGTTGTTATCGCAAAATCAATGTTTGATGCTTGGGATAATTCTTGCTGAGTTATTGGAACACTATTAGTTCTTACGAGAATTGTGGTCTCGGTGCTTGGAAAATATCTAACTACAAAACTTTTTCCGGTTATTAGAAATGAGTTACTGTCCCTAAAAGTTGTTTCGTCCATTATAGACTTTCTAACTATTTAGACCCTTAAAACAGATCTTCTTCAGTAATAATTTTAAATTCAAGTAGTCTATCTTTACACCATTCTTCAGCTGCTTTCCACTTCGCTTGATTTACTGCATAAGTTCTACATTCATTTAAGTATGTCTTAGTCACTCTTGATTTTTTCTTTGGAGCAATAGTTTGTTTTTTTGGTTTTACTTCAATTACATAGGTTTTAATATTTCCAGATTGCTCTTTTACCTTAATTAAGTAGTCTGGAAAGTAGCGATGAATTCTATTATCTACTGGTGAGATGTATTTAATACAAAATTCTTCCGATGCCCAAGAAACTATATCTGGATTATGGTCGCACCAATAACAAAATCTTCTCTCCCAACTACTTCTACAGCTAATATTATTTGGATTACCCTGATACTTTTCAGGATGTGATGGTTTATAAATGCTCTTTATACTTTCCGCCATTACGTCGCATACATAATATATAAGTAAATCTATTTATAGATGGCGGTAACGTTAGAGGTAATTCCATTCAATAATCCAGAGTTTGGTGTAGATCCAAGTGTGCCTGGATTGCCTGGATTAGACCAAAATCCACTTGGATCAACTCCAGCTGCTGGCGTTCCAACTCCTGTACCGACTGGTCCAAC